TTTCTCACCTTCTTGAATCATCGGATATTTTTTATCCAAACCCATTTGTTTGAGGTTATGATTATATAGAATCGCACCACGAACATGAATTGGTGTACCTTTTTTGTATAGTGTAACAGAATCGGCATAATTTTTCAAGCCGTTGCAACCACGTGGAAACGAAATTTCTTCTGGTGGCAAGTGGTTGAATTCATCACGTAGATTGGCAATAAACTTATGAATGTCATCTTCTGTGCCGGTAACCATCAGTTTGATGGTATCTTTCATCTTGGTCCGAATGAATGATGGAGTGGAAGATTTAACCATTTCAAGGCCCATGACTTTGAGTTTTGGTTCGGCATATTGAACACCCTCATTGTTGTACACATTGAGAATGTATCGCTTCTTTGCTGTCCAAATACCCTTGTCGGAAAGGCCTTCACGCTTCATCTGCATCTTCTGATCATAAGCATGAACATAATCGGCCAACTCTTGGTATGATTTATCAATGAATGGTTGGATCTTTTCTTCACAGATTTTATCCATCAACGAAATGACTTTGTTCTTGTCCGATTGATCTTTGATGAACTTATTGACCAACTCACCCATACGTAGGTAAATCGAATCAGTATCAGACGCAATAACATAATCTTTGTCATCACCACCGATAAGTTTGTTCATCCAATTGTTGATCTTAGCTTCGATCCACCGAATACTCAACTGGCCAGCAGTAGTAACTCCAAGAGCCATTCGGAGATCATAAAACCTAAAATACTGAGAACCGAGAGCACCATAAGCAGAATTAAGTGATACTTTTTTAGCCAATTGTAGATTGTCAAAGCGAGCGATTCGCTTTTCAATTTCGTGTCGTTTGTGTTCATCCTTCTCTTTCTCATACTCCTGTTTTGCAGTAAGCATCATCTTCTTGAACTTCTTACGATCTTCGTACATATCTTCCAACATCTTAGGTAAGAAACCTTGAATGTCTGTGCGGAAGAATTGACCGTTAGGAGTAATAGTTGCATTTTCAAGTTGTGATAAATCAACGGCCTTGGCCAACATCTTGTCAACAGAAATACCTTGTGAAATAATATCACGCATTGCCGGAGTATAATCTGCCGGTTCAATGAGTGTTTCTGGGCTGATGTTATATTGCATCATCAGGTGAGGATACAGAGAGTTCAAGTCAAACGAGGCAACCCAATCGTGGCCACCAACTTGAGGTTCTTTAACGTATGCACCTTCGAATGCCGAATCTTTATCCTTGATCTGACGAGGTGGAACAATGATATTCTTTTCCAGAAGATAGGAATATGTCATTGAATCCCACATACGAGTTTGTGCAAATACATCTTCATAGTTACACTTGGTATCGTATGCCAGAGTTAGAGCCAATTCAACCAACTTCAGTTTATCTTCAAGTCGTTCAACAAGTATAACGTCCTTGATATTATACTCAATAAACTTTTGGAAGTTTAAACGATATAGTTGATGTAGGTTATCAAATTCGTCGTATGAAAGTTTATTCTCACCAATCTCAACGTTGGCAATATTATCCAGACGATATGATTCTTGTGACTTTCCACCCGGCGCATACCATTTGTATAGTTCAATGTAATCGAGGTGACCAATGCCAACAATTTCATACGCAATCATTTCACGACCATTGATTGTGGTCTTACGTTCACCGATATAACCCCACGGTGAAAGTTTCTTCATGTCAGGTTCACCGAGAACTCGACGGAAACGATTTACAAGATATGGAATATCGAAGAACTTGGTGTTCCAACCTGTGACAACATCTGGACATTTTTTAGTCCATAGTTCCAAGAATTTTTTGCAAAGTGTCCACTCGTCTTTACATTTGACGTATGTTACATCGATGCCAACATTCGATTCATCTAGTTTGTTGTCGTAGTCACCACAACCAAAAACGAACATCTGCCCATTGAAGTATTTGATACCAATGGCAGTAATAGGTTCGTTTGCTTGATAAGGATCAGGGAAACCATTTTCAGAACCAACTTCAATATCGATATTGGCCACAAGAATCTTATCTTGATCCCAATCGACCATACCTTTATGTTGGTCTGCAATGAAAGCATACTCATAACGAGTGTTGCCATAAATCTTGGTTGCGTTTGAAATGCCGTCAAACTTTTTGACGTAATCACGAGCTTCACGGATGTTACCAAATGTTTTTTCTTCCAGGTAATCACCATCCAGTGATGTGACGTTTGTAATTTTCTTTGATGGAATGAAAAGAGAAGGCGAATACTCAACCTTCTCTTTTACTCGTTTACCATCCATAATCCCACGATACAGAATGTTGCTGCCGTAGGTTTGTACATTGGTATAGAAGTTGCTCAAAATTACCCCGTAATTAGTTTCTTTTCTGGTGGAAGAACGATGCCTGAACCAAAGATTTGATTATAGTTTGTAATGAAATCTTCAGCAGGTGTATAATAATATACTACGTGCTTTTTGGCAAGAGCAATGGTTTTATCCATCCTATCTTCACCATGAATTGGAAAGGGGGAAAATCCTACACTCGGTTGTCCGTTTTGTCCACGTACTACTGCGATACCAACCGGGTTAGATAAAACAAATTCGGATTCAGATTGTGATTCTAATTCACCTAATACATCTTCGCCGGTGACAAGCTTAAGTGCAATAACTTCCATAATATCTCCAGGTAAGTGGAGCGGCGACTGAGAATCGAACTCAGGACAGAAGATTGGAAATCTTCAGTTTTACCATTAAACTACCGCCGCTTTGTTGGTTGCGGGTGAAGGAGTCGAACCAACAGCTCTGGATTATGAGTCCAGTGATTTACCTTTAATCTAACCCGCTATCAATCAATCTTCGTAGATGAAAACAATTTCGTCCACTGATACAACAAAAGTTTCACCTTCGGCTTTGCTTGCTGCATTCCAGTTAATCAAAGCAATTTCACCAACAGAAACATCTGTAACCTCAGGACCAATAGCAAGGATCTTTGCACGATCTGGACCATCTGTGTGTTTCAGAATAATTCCGGACGATGTTGCCTTTTCAGCCGCAATACGTTCGACTACTACTTTATTGTTTAACGGACGAATACTCATAATCACCTTTCATGATGTTTTGGCTCCCCAGCGTGGGATCGAACCACGGACCAAATGATTAACAGTCATCTACTCTACCGCTGAGCTACTAGGGAATTGAAACTTGGTCTCTGACACAGGCCTCGAACCTGCAACCTCATGGTCCCAAACCATGTGCTCTCCCTACTTGAGCTAATCAGAGATAATACTGGAGCGGTGTCTTGGATTTGCACCAAGCAAGTAGATTGGACACCTACTCTGATCTAAAATCACACCGCATTAAACTGGTGCCCCGGGGGTGAATCGAACACCCGACTACGGATTACAAAACCGTCGTTTTACCACTAGAACTAACGGGGCAAATTTTTTTACTTCTTTGTTTTTTTCTTTGTTTTTGGTTTTTCTTCAACGACTAGACCGGTTGCTGCAACAACTTCTTGCATCAGAGCATCCCAATCCCATTGCAAAGTAACTTTGCCTTTGGCATCTGTTGTAACTGTTAAGTGATTACCTTTGAGCACTTTTGACATATCTTCCGGCGCAACTGTTAACTTATCAGTTTTTTTCTTGGTTGTTTTCACCATCAAAAAACTCCGAATTTTGGAGCGGGTGGAGAGAATCGAACTCTCGCATCGACCTTGGCAAGGTTGTAGGCTACCATTACATCACACCCGCATTTAAAAAACATATTGTACACTATATGTATGCTTATGTCAATACATTTTTTTGATTTGTTTTACAACTTTACCTAAAAACATTTTAACTGTTTCAGGATATATGAAAGAGTATGTAATGAACATACCAATCACTAAACCGACAATTAGACCTTCCATCACATTCTCCTAGAATTTGGTGCGAGTGGCCGGAATCGAACCGGCAAGCCGTTCAGCGGCAGATTTTAAGTCTGCTGTGTTTACCTATTTCACCACACTCGCATGTTTGGCCTGCTCGGAGGGATTCGAACCCCCGACCCACAGCTTAGAAGGCTGTTGTTCTGTCCAACTGAACTACGAGCAGAAAGATAATACTATATCACAATACTTATGTCTTGTCAAGTGGTGCTCCTAGATGGAGTCGAACCATCGTCTAATCCTTACCATGGATTTGTTTTTCCGTTCAAACTATGGGAGCTTGGCGCATCCGGGTGGAATTGAACCACCGACACCTAATTCTTCAGACTAGTGCTCTACCAACTGAGCTACAGATGCAAAAATGGTGGGTCTTGAAAGAATCGAACTTTCGTATCCACTTTGTAAGAGTGGTGTTCTACCATTAAACTAAAGACCCGATGGGGTGTCTAACCAGGTTCGAACTGGTGATAACTGAATCACAATCAGTCGTGTTACCTCTACACTATAAACACCATTGGTGCCGGTTATGTTTCCGGCGTCAACGTTTCGACCTGACCATTCTAATTTCTCGTGCTCTTTTATTGTCAACTCGCTTTGCATCCCGAGGATTTGCAGCGTGGCTTTACCCACTTCTGCACAACTACTATGCTGCCAATACTTCCTTCAATCTATCTGCGGCATAAGAGGCAGCAAATGCGTTAGGTTTAACAAGCGGTACTACGTTACACATACCACGAATATATCCAACCGCTTCGTTAATAACGCAACTTGATCCGTGCATTTCATTTGGGTTAATATCCAAGTGAACTTCCACTTCACGATCTTCCAGCACTTCATGTAATTTCAAGTATAGTTCAGCGATCTTATAGACTTCGGTCATTAGACGCATACGAGGTTTATCTTTCTTCGTATCATACACTCTTTCACGTTGAACTTCACCGAAAATTTTACATCCGTTATTACCGTCTTTATGAACAACTACACAGAGAGTATAGTCAGCATACCAATCCTTACCGATAGCAAAGCGTGCCGAATCACCGCCGATATAAATCTTAGTGCTCGGTCCTTGCGATTCGATGTATGCTTTCACTTCATCGATATTGATTTGTTTACGCATTTCATACTCCTGTTATTATAATATGGCTTCCGTGCACGGACTCGAACCGCGACCAAGAGTTTTGGAGACTCGTATGCTGCCATTACACTACACGGAAATTACTGGCACCCCCTGAGAGATTCGAACTCCCAACCTTATGGTCCGTAGCCACACGCTCTAAATCCAATTGGAGCTAAGGAGGTATTGGTGGTAATGAGTGGATTCGAACCACTAACAGACACCTTATGAGGATGTTGGACTACCATTGTCCTACATTACCGAAATGGAGCCGGCCCTGTGACCAACAGGGGGTCATCCGGCATTGATTGGTGGACCGTGAGAGAATCGAACTCTCAATCTCGGCTTGCAAAGCCGATGTTATCCCATTTAACTAACAGCCCAAAGTTGGCGACTCGGAGGAGGATCGAACTCCTATCCCCTGATAGACAGTCAAGGATAATAACCATTATAAGACCGAGCCATAAAAAGTGAGCAACAGAGGAATTGAACCTCAAGGAATCTAGAATGATGGTAAACACCACACCCCCGTCCAGGGTCTGCTCATAAAACTGGTGGGTTGTACTGGGATCGAACCAGTCGTGCCATAAGGCGGCGGATTTACAGTCCACTGCATCACCATTGATGCTTCCAACCCATTTAAAACTTGGTACACCGTGCGGGATTCGAACCCGACCTAGTTACCTTGAAAGGGTAATGACCTCACCAGAAGTCGAACGGTGCATTGGTACGGGCAGTGAGATTCGAACTCACGACTTGCCGGTTAAAAGCCGGATACTCTACCAACTGAGTTATACCCGCATTGGTACGGAATACTGGACTTGAACCAGTGACCTATGCCTTATCAAGACAGTGCTCTACCAACTGAGCTAATTCCGCATTAAAAATAATGGCCGGTGTAAACACATTGGGCATCACCCCTCCCGTTACTCCGTTTACCAAACTTGTGGTTCGTTAATTTAATGATTGATAGTCATCTTTTCACTACTACACAATTGGTCGTCCGTCCCACTAGACTCTGCTCCTACCATAGTGAATGTGTCTGCAAGGCAGAAGTTCCGATTTTACATCGTGTGTTTATTTCGGTCAGTATCCGAATTACCAATCTGCATCCACGATGGAGACCAAACACATTCACTATGGTGCCCCAAAAGAGATTCGAACTCTTACTGACATGATTCTAAGTCATGTGCCTCTACCAATTGGGCTATCGGGGCGTTTTTCTATGTCTTACATTCTTACCTGAATTTGTATCTTGTTGTGCATGGCAGTTTGGACAAACAATCCTCAGATTTGACAATTCATTATTGTAATGGTTACCGTCAATGTGGTCGAGTTCTATAGGAACTTTTTTATTCATCCATTCTGTAATTCCACAAATTTCACACTTATGTTCTTTTACTCCATCTCGTATCAGTTTCAGTTTTAGTTTATGTGCTGAAACAAAACTGTTGTTGATATATTTCAAAGCAGGAACATATTTTGTGTCTGTCTTTTTACCTTTCAAACCTTTGTTGCCTTTATACTCCACACCAAATTTTTGTAGATAACTCTCCAGAGTTTCGGGTTTACATTTCAATTCTTTACAGATAAATGCCTTTGAACAATTTTCTGTAATCCAATTGAGTATTTCTTCTTTTCTATCTAAAATATCTTTACGCATAATAATTCCAAAATAGTAATACATGTTATATTTATAAACAACAAGTATTACATTTGTTTGGAGTGGGTGACAGGGATCGAACCTGCATTAACCTGTTTTGCAGACAGTTGCCTAACCGTTCAGCGCACACCCACGTTATCTTCGTTTCTTCCATTCATAATCATCAGCATCCATACCTGTTGCACCAATAAGACTGACACAATCAGGATTTTCAGACACCATAGTTACGAATGTATAACCTTCGTTTCTATAAAATGCAACAGCATCTAAAGATTCGATTAGATTATCATAATCAACCGCATAAGGAAGATTATCTAATCCTGTAAAATACACTCTATACATAATCACCTTTCTAAAATTTGGTAGTAGGTGAGGGGTACGATCCCTCCCGTTCCAGCCCATCTAGCCAGTCTCCAGGGTTTATAAGGCCCCGCCGCACACCAGTGCTACCTACCATTGGCCCAAGTCTCTCCTTGGTAGTCACGCCTGTCACTGACGTTTGCGCTGAGTTGCTATCTCAGACCGGTAAAACTAGGGCACGGATGTTATGTTACCGTTGTTTAATATATGCAAAACATCGTCAGCATATACCCTTGACTGGCGGGTAGTCAGGGAGTCGAACCCTGTGAACACTTTTACATGTTCTACGGATTAGCAATCCGCTGCATTACCATCCTGCCCACTACCCATTACTGTACGTTATCACGAACCCATTTCCAATAATCTTGAATGTCTTCCATGATTTTCTCCTGTTGGCAGTAAGAGTGGGATTTGAACCCACGGAACATTTCTGTTCGCCACCTTTCCAAGATGGTGCAATAGGCCACTCTGCCATCTTACTATAATTGGCGGGTGATGAGAGAGTCGAACTCTCAAGGGGCTACTAACCCTCGACTGTTTTCAAGACAGGTTCCGTCGCCAATCGGATTGACCACCCATTTATTTTTTGTTTCTAGATTTATAAGTATCTAACTGTGAATCACAATTACTACAAACAAACCTTAAATTTTCCAATCTATTATCATTGTTGACACCATTGATGTGGTCTAAAATTAATGGCATCGGTTTACCTTGCCATTCTGGTCCTATTCCACAACAACCACAACGATATTCAATCATATTTTCTTCTAGAATCCTGCGCTTGATATGGTGTCTTGCGTAATCAGAATTCTCAACAAAAACTTCTTCATTAGACTTACGAATTGATTTTAGATAATCCGTAAGTTCAACTGTCTTA